ATCCTCGTCCATTGGACGGGGATTTTTCTTTTTGCATTTTCTGTATTTAAAATCAATCACTTATGAGCTTATTTAGCCTCAATCCATAAGTTTATTTTTTAACCTGTATTGCTATTTTTTATCTAATTTTATATATTTTTATCTGCTGACTGCACCAAAACTGCACCACTTTTTGCAGCACTGCACCAGCTAAATATAAGGGTAAAAAAATGGCTACTATACATAAGCGTGGCAATAAATGGCGTGCGCAAGTTTATGACAATGGCGGGCGCAGATCTAAATCTTTCGACACCAAAGGCGAGGCAATGCAATGGGCTTTGGAAGAAGAGAGAAAATTAGACCTACAAAAGAAAGGATTACAACCTGAAACGCTACTATCGGATGTTGTCGAGCGGTATTTGAAAGAAATTACACCAACTAAACGAGGCGTGCGGCACGAAACTTTAAGGCTTAATAGGTTTATGCAACACCCTATTTGCAGTAAATATATTAGTGATGTTACAAGAAAAGATTTTGAATTATGGATTGCCGAAAGGGAAAAATCGGTTAGCGGTGAAAGCATTAGGCGAGAACTATCCACTATTAAGCATATTTTTACCGTTGCGGTTGAGCGTTGGGATTATATTGAAAGAAACCCTACCGCCGGGCTTGTCTTACCAAAAGGAAGTCCACCAAGAACGCAACGATATTCTGATGAAGAAATAGAACGGTTGCTATATGTTAGCAGCTATCATGATACATTAAAGACTGTTAGAGCAAGAACTGGCGCAGCTATGCTATTTGCCATCGAAACGGCAATGCGAGCCGGTGAAATTTGCGGACTAACTTGGGATAATGTTGATTTTGAGGATAGAACTGCATATTTACCGATAACTAAAAACGGTTCTTCTCGAAGAGTACCTTTATCGAAAAAGGCTATCGCAATTTTAGAAAGGTTAAAAGAAGAAGTTGGCAATACTGGAACGTGCTTTCAAATTGAATCAAAATCACTTGATGCAACATTTAGAAAATTGAAAAAAATGGCGATGTGCGAGCATTTGCATTTTCATGATACCCGAAGAGAGGCACTAACTAGATTAGCGAAAAAGGTTGACGTAATGACTTTGGCTAAAATCTCAGGCCACAAAGACATCAGAATCTTGCAAAACGTTTACTATGCGCCTAACATGGCAGATATTGCTGGATTGTTAGATTAATAAAGGAAAATTAAAAGAAAGATTAAAGAGCAGTCAAATTAACCGCTCTTTTTTTATGTTTAGAATGTTCTTGGCGTAAACATGGTTGTTTTGTATTGCCCTTGTCTTGCCGCCCATTCTTTCGCATCTTCTGAGGCTTTAGCAAAATTCTGACGAGAAATTTCTTCTCGTTTTTGTCTTGCAATTTGATCGGCTTGTTGCGGTGAAATGCTGTTTACATCAACCATATTTCTTGCCGGCGCTGCAACGGAAGATACTGTTGCTTTAACTTCTCTTGCCACCTCTTTCGGTTTAGGATCGTATAAATCCATATCGCCGCCACTGGTGACATAAAGCGCACGCCCCATTTGTTCGCCACCTTTGAATGCAGATATAACGCCAGGGCTTTTCAGATAATTAGATCTCTCATTTGAAAGATTATCAATCTGTTTAGCAATTACTTCTCTTTGAGCGGCATCTTCTGTTGAGGATAATTTATCTTTCAACACACCTAATTGAGCATCATAAACACCTAACACTTGAACTGCACCAGTTAGATTTTTTTGAGCCTCTTTCATTCCATCGCCACTGCCGCCACTTGCTCTAGCGTATTTAGCTTTAATTCGAGCAATGGCGGTTGCCTCAGAAATATTATTGCTGAGTTTAATGTTCTCCAACTCAATATCTTGCTGATGCTTTTTATCAAGCTGATCACTTTCAAAGGTTCGCTGTTTATCAGATTCTTTTTCTTTCCAATCTAATAATTTATCAGTTTCCTCATTTTTCCAGGCTTGCTCTACATTTTTAACAACACCAGTGCCAAGTCCTTGAGCCATCGCAGCTAAAATGCCACCTAATCCCATATTATGCCCCTTGTTGCATTGATTGAGGTTTATTGCCTTGCATTTGTGATTGACGTTGATTTTCAAGCTCTGATGCCTTGCCAATCATATCAACATATTGCTGTTCTTCTTCAGGCGGTAAAATGCCGTTTGTCGCCTCGCCAAATTGATCTAACGCATCCATTAAAATGTCGATAAGGATGTCATCAATCTGTTCTTCAGGAACGCCAATTTGTTGTAATAATTGCATTGCTAAATCTTTTGCAACTTGCATCATCACTTGAGGCGGGATTGTTTTGCCATTTTGTTGAGCGGCTTGAATGTTTGTGATCATTGCCGTTGCCACTAAATCCGCCACACCTTTTTCAACACCTTTTTGCTCAATTCGCTCTTGTGCAACGTTAGCGATAGCATTAACGGAATTTTCCATTAGCATTTTATACATTTGAGCTTTGCCGCCTTGTTGCTCCTGATTTTGCATCATTCCACCAGGCTGACTTTGAGCCATAACATCTTGATTGCCACCTTGAGTTTGTTGAGCCATTGAATCTAGAATACCCATCTTTTAATCCTTTTATTTGATTGAAATGTTGTTCCAAAGGTTTACAAGTTGAGGAATTTTGTAAACCATACTGTCGCTTGATTTAGTGCCATTATTAGCGCCAAGTTGTTTTTGCATTCTGTCTAAAATGCCTTGGCTTTCTATTGGCTCGCTATTTCCAGCCATTTTTCGCATTTGCTCCCAATCTTTCATCGCTTGCGCTTTTTTAGCTTTATCCTCGATAATCATTTCGTTCAGAACAGGAGAATTAACTTTATCGGCTGCATGCTGCATCGCTGAATTATAACGAGAGTTATCGGCAATAACCTTGGCCGCCGTGCCAATAGGAGCTGTACCAACTCCACCAGTTGCAGCTCCGCCAACAAACCCAAGAGCAGTCGCCCCCCAGCCTTTGAGCTTAGAACCCCAACCGTCCATATCTTCACTAAAAGCATCCTTGACTTTTTGCGATTCTGTTTGATATACAGCTTTTTGTCCTGGCGTCATTCTCCCAAGAATTTTATCCTCTTTATTTAATAAGGCATCAGCAGCCGTGCCAGTTTTTGTTAATCCTAATTGCGTTACCCCAGATGCGATAGCTTCAGCCATAGAAGTTGGCTCAAGCGTTGAACCAACTATTGATGAAACAACGCTACCAATAGCATTACCCTTATGCTCTCTAGAAAGACTTTCGCCGACATAATGATGAGCTATATCCCTAATTCTATCCTTTGGTGTGAGTGCATTGATATTATCCCAATCTTGTCTTGCAGAATACGGCGCTTGCACGCCACCTTTACCAAACAATCCACCTGTAAGATTTTTCTGATCAACAACTGGATTATTGTATTGGCTCAATGATTTATTAGCGTTGCTTTGATAGTGAGAATTAACGCTTTTACTAATAGCACTTTGCCCACCAAAACCACTTTCGCTGCTTAAACGATTACCACCACTAAAACCACCATTTCTAAAGGTATTGTTGAAGTTGTTGGTATATCCGTTATTTTTACCATACGAATCAAGATGACGATTCATTCTGTCTGTCGTGCTTTCGTAGTTATCGCTGCTCTCATGCTCTTGCCAACCGCCTCGGCTATCATTAGCACGCTCATAGCCGGCTCGCTCCATGCTTTCGCCAAAACTATCGCTAATTGATTTAGATTCTGATCGAGCCATAATTAAACGCCTTTATTTTTACGTTCTAATTTACTTTGCATTTCCGTTAAAATTCCACCGTTTGCCAAGCCTGGAGAATTATCAACGGTTAAAGTTTTGTAAGAAATATCAACATCCGGCACTGCTGAATATTGCGATTTTAATTGATCTTGCATATTCAATAGCTCTCGTTGTTGTTTCATTAAGTCTTTATTAGCCTCTTTTTGAGCTAAATAACTACCAACACCAAGCAAGGTTGAACCAATTAGGTTTGTTGCCTCTTTGTTGTTGCTCATCCAATCTGCGGTAGAACTAGCCGCATCACCAAGCCAAGATGCTGCATCACTAACTGCACTCCAAGCACTATCCCAAAATGACATAATTAGCCTCCTTATTTAATTCCGATTGTTGGTACACCAAGATTAGGGAACGATGCCCAATTTTGTTTCGTTGTCGGGATTCCTTGCATGAATTTTGACATAAAATTAAGCTCTGAATCTCGGCTGGCTTTCAACTCTGTAATAGCCTTTTGCTTATCCTCGGCTTTCATTGCAGTGTTATTCAACACGGCAGCAATTTGCGCATCAAAGTTATTCGTGATCTGCATTGTAAAATCAATCGATTTGCCGATAGTGTTCGCTGATACTTGAGCATTTAGATTTTTCATTTCATTCGCATGATTTAAGTTGGCTAAATCACGTTGATGACTTCTGTCTAATGCTGTTTGTGATGCGGTAAATTGATTTTGTGCTTGATTCAATCTACTTTGATTGTTGTAATTCAAGTCTGATTGTAATTGAGCTAAAGTACGTTGATGACCACGGTCAAGTTCTGCTTGAGATGCCGCAAATTGATTTTGAGCCTGATTCAAGCGGCTTTGGTTGCTATAATTCAAATCAGATTGCAACTGAGCCATTCCACGCTGATGACCACGATCCAATTCCGCTTGAGATGCGGCGAATTGATTTTGCGCTTGATTCAAACGACTTTGATTTTGATAATTCAAATCAGCTTGCAATCTAGTTTGCTTTTCAGTAAAAGCATTTTGAGTATCTTGGCTTGCAATAGGCATTGCCGCATCGAGCATCGCACGTTGTGCAGCCTCAGCGCCAATAGTGGAATTTTGTAAACCACGATTAGCCGCAATTCTCTCCCCTTTCGCCGCCGCACTATTCATCAATAATGAATTGCCATTTAGAATATTGGCAACATTCCCCGCCATTGTTTGAGAATTATCTTTCTCAGGCGTTGGCGAAATAGTTGGCGCTTTAGGCTGTTTTCTTAACGCATCAGACATTGATCCTAGAATTGACATATATTCTCCCAAGAATGAAAAAAAAGCCGCTATTTAGCGGCCTCTTGTTGAAAATCATCGGTATATTGTCGGCGGTAAACCTCACTGAAATAGGAATCCTTACAGTGATTGCGGTCAAAAAATACCGCATTGATCAATATATGAATTACACGCCATCGTTTGCGAGGATGCTCCGATAATACTGCGCCTCGATAAGCACGGCTTGACAATGTTTCATCAGCAGCGCCACCAGTGATAGCGTTAAACAACTGATCGATTGCAATAATGACATGGTAAAACCATTTTTTTACTTTCTCTTCACTAACCATTATTTACCCTCCAAATGCTCTTGATACGTTTTCGACCAGCCTGATGACCAGTTATAATCTTTCGGATTAGCTGATTGCTCTAATAGCAGTTTGTGCATATAGGCATTTTCATACATTTTCTCTTTGAGTGTTTTTGCAGCGCTCCATACTGCCTTAAATTCCTCAAAATGAATCACTTGAGCAGTGTTATCCGCACAAATTAATGTATAGGTATTATCCTTTCCGTTTAAGTCAAAATCAGCCTTAATCTCAACCAACGTACTGCGGCCTTTATCATCTGTATCAACCCATTTATTAATTGCCGGAACGAAAACACCGCCATTTACGCACGCATCACGTTTTGCATTTATCTCTGCTCGAATATCATCTTTTTGCTTTCTGATTAATTCAGCTTTTTTCTCAGCCGGGATAAACCATTCAACCCCATTCCATTGGTGAAATTCGCTTGGTTTAGGAATGTTTACAAATTTTCCGTTGATAACGTATAAGCCATTTAAGCTATCCTCTTTAGTGTCAATCTCAAGCACGCCACAATCAAGTGGAAAAAGCGATGATACATCACGAGAACTTGAAATAATCAGCCCACTATCATCAAACATTACTTTAAGCGTATTCACTGAGAATTGAGATTGTGATTCATACCAATCTAGCCCATTTTCATCTTTAAGATAAATCGCACTTTCCCCGAAAGGTTTAACTTCAGGATTGTAAGGAGTGAATTTCTTAATGTATTGCATTATGTATATCCTTTAAGCGTTAGAAATTGTAATCCATTGTCCGTTTATATGTTTTTGGATAGGTCTGAAAACACCTGTTGCATTGTCAAATCTATCGCCAATGTCTCTGAATCCAGTTACGATATAGCCAGCGCCAACCGCACCTTCTGAATTTAAGTCACGGAAAAGTCTCTTTGTTACCAACGCCCCTAACCGAACATCAGAAACAACATCAGAAGTTAGAGCTAATGTACCGCCCTTATCAGGAAAATACATATCATATTTTCCCTCATTCCATAGCTTAAAGCGGCCATTATTGTACTCAAATCTTGCGCTTTTCCCATCTTGTCTATTGATGTGTAACCCGCCAAGCCCGTCTGATTGTTTAACACTTACAAAATTAAAATAATTTTGATGCGCTTTATTTAGTGAACGACCTAACGCCGTTTTAACGTCGCCAGCCACCCAAAATTTTTCGCCATCTAATGTAGCGTTAAATTGACTAGCGTCAGGTAAACCACCTAAACGTAAAGCGCCGTTATTGTTAAATCCAATTACGCATTTTTCATTGCCGATAACTGCGTCGCCAGAGAATTTAATAGGCATGCGCCACGTATAACTACCAATCCTATAGCTATCTGTTGCACCAGAAAATGATAGTGTCCCTGACATACTATCGCCACTTTTTGACACAACATCGCCAGCATAAGCGATAACTCCATTTTTTTTAGGTAAAGTTGCAACAGCGATGTTTTCGCCCTTTGGTGTGCGGTAAACTAATTTCAATAAGTTATTGTCATTGTGAGGATTTCCCTCAATTCGAACATAATAACCATCATTATTGTATAGATTTAGTCCACTATAATTACCTTTTTTTAATGACAAATCACCTGTCATCGTATCGCCTGATTTATCAACCGCCCAACTTCTGTATGCAACAGTATCGCCATTTTCTGATATTGCTGGAAATGCTAGATAAACACGTTTTCCAGTATTAGGAATGAATAGCATATTAAATCTGCGATTCGCATCTTCATGCGAATTAGGATGAACCTCTAATTGCCAATACCCTTGAGATGCCCCAAACTGGAAAGCACTCCATCCTGATGGATTTGCAGCTTTCAATGTGCCATTTATTGTAGTATTGCCATCCTTAGGAACTTTGTTATCTGCGTTATTGTTGGCCTCAACGGCTTTATCATACGCTTTTTTAACCGCTAGGCTTGTTGCTACATTATCTTCACTCGTTGAATTAATACTGGATGAAAGTTTAGATATAAGAAGATATTTCGTTAGTGATGTTTGCACTGTTGCAATCATTTGCGCTAGTTTCTTACCCGCTTTTGCGGTTAAGCCTAAGCTTTCACTTTCCAACCCTGTATCGTTAGTGAGCAGCACGATACCTCTAGTTTGAGTATCAGCGCTTGGAACATGAAGTATTTTAGCGTACTCCACTTCTCCATCTGCTAGACTTCTAGCTTTTTCAGCCGATTTCGCAGCCTCTTCAGCTTTACTTGTGGCTATATCGGCATTGTTTTTCGATGTAATTGCGGCTGACGATGCAGTTGTTTCAGATTGCGCCGCTTTAATTGCATAGTGATAAGCTGAATATTTATCACCTTGCACTACTTCATTAACTGGATTAGCAGCCCATTTGTGAGCCATGTTTTCAGAATTACTAGCCGCTTGTTGGCTGCTTTGTGCGGATGCCGCTGCTTGTGTTGCCGTATCAGCTTTTTGAGTTGCGGTCAAAGTATTTGCAGCAACAGATTGCGTATTTTGAGCGACTTGTTGAGCTTTAGCCGTTACATCATCTCTCGCATTATTCACGCTCTCTTCTGTTTCAGTGAGCATTTTGAGTGGAACAGGGTGCATCGGATCGGTTGGCTCGGGGATTAATGGACTGTCTTTAAACCCTTTCCCATCATCTCGCATTTCAGGAATACGCTCAAAACTCGTTTGAACTGCATCAAATTCATCAGATACAGCTTGCCCGTCCGCTTTTGTGTATGGAGTAAATTGATGTTTGCGTTTATACCAGCTTTTTTTAGACACGATAATTTCTCCGGGTGATATAGTTTAAGATAAGTCCACTGATTTCAAATTGTGGAGAGTAGATTGATGAGCCAGCAAACGATAAGGCAATATTTCGGCTATACCCTGATAATTGAAGTGTAGGCGTTGAATAATCTTCAGCCGACCAAAGAAAATCATTCCAAAGAGAATCATTCCAACGACCGCCGCCACCAGCAATTTCTAAATCTTTGCTTAGTGCGGCTGAATGGTAGTTTGAATTGTAATCAAGATCGAATCGAAAACTTATTTTTGATTTTCCATCGGTTGTTGCTTGCAATTCAGCGCTATGCCAACTTTTGATTAATGTTGGCGACCCGCAATGGTTAAATGCCATTTTTACAGTCCAATCTATGCTTTTCCCTGAAAAGGAATAGCATTTGTCAGACTGGCGATAAACTTTGCCATCGCTAAAAGTAATGTAAACTTGATTAGGCGATTGCCAAAGTCCTTGTAACGGCTCAGGGTAGATAAAAGATGTACTTCTTGTTGTTCCATCAGGTTGCACCATTACGCATAAGTGCCGCCCCTCAGATGAATAGAATCTAACTTGGTTTGATTTAGCTTTAGTGGATGAATAAACAATATTGTACGGCTGTTTATCAAAGGCAAGTTTACGGTTTGCATCCATTTCACTTAATCTGAAGTCACCAAATTGCTCAGTTTGATCTATTCGAGTGATGCCATTTTTTGTGATTGCAATAGGCATGAATGATGTTTGCAGCGTATTCGGATTTATGCCAACTGGCGAGATGTCTTTCAGTACCCAATCTTCACGCCCCGAACCATAAAGCCCCGATGTTTTATTTTGACAACCGATAATTAAAACACCGCCGGTGGTGGATGATAATGCGGTTATTTCATCCCCTAAGCCGAATTGTTCTGAGCCTAATAATACCGCCCAACGATTAGGATGCCCGACTAATGAATGCCCTAATTGACCGCCAGCGAATGATGCAAATAGGTGATTTCTATGTGCGCAAATATATTGTGGACTATCATTATTCACTAGAATTGGAATAATAATCCCATTCGGACGAACCTCAATAATCTGCTCACCATTACACCCATAGGCATAATGCGTATTAGAGCCGCCATAGAAGTTGTGATAGATAAAATGCCAGTCTTTTCCTTTAGTTAGCGAAACCCTGTCACATTTTTCTATTGTCGCAACAGTTGTGCTATTTATCTGTAATGGTTGATTAGCTAAAACAGATTGTGACAAGACAACATAGCCCGATTTACTATCAGGCGCTAAAGATACTGAATGAATCACACCTCTAACATTGCCCGATGTAAAGTCTGAGTTATCCAATAGATTTTCAGGCTTAACTAAGTTTTTTAACTTTGCAATATACGTTGCTTGAGCAACCGTCCAACTATTATCAGAACTGATAAATGCACCACATCTGTCGCCATCATCACGAAAGGCGATTAGCTGATTATCCAGCTCTACAACGCCACGAATCTTTCCTGTTCCTGGAACTGGAAATACAGCATCAACACCTAACTGAAATGCTTTTCCTCGATAAGCTAAATCATCAGCAAAATCACCATCAATAGAACTATTTACATAACTTGCGGTAAAGCTAACACCACTAACAGAAAAACTTGTTCCGTTGGTCATTGTTGTTGGCTTTAAAAACGCAACAATAAAGGCATCATCTAATACATCAATAATGCGGTATTGTTTACCGCTATGAGTGAATGCCTTATTGTGAAATTGCTCTTTATTGGCGATATTTCCAACGTGCAACACGGCATAAGTCATTTGAGATGGAACTGTTTTACCATCCAAACATTCATATCCCTCAATTCTAGAAAAACCACCGCCATAAATAGGCTGCACATTTAGCGTACTAACCGCATCACTACTAGCCTTTGCGATTGGAGGAGTAGATAGATCCATCCCACCGCTAATAGCGATAAACTGTGATTGATTTCTCGGTAACTGTGCCATTTATTTGCCTAATGATGGAGTTGGTAAGAATTGAGTACAAAGTAAGTGCAGATATTTATCCCATTCATTTTGCCCACGCAAAATTAACTCTTGAGCATTTTGCGATAAGGCTTTTCCTTGCATTGCGTAATACACAATAGCCACATGGAATTTTTCAGGAATGAAAGGAGTATCAGCAGATTCTTCAAGAACTTGAGGATTTTTAGAAGAGAATCCATCACCCCAAAAATCCTCACTCCAATCACGCAAAGATTGAATATCTAGCCACGATTCACGAACTGCATCAACATACTCTAGACTACGACCTTTCTGATCGGATACGCCGAATGGGCCATCACCTGTATCATTCATTTCACGGCGTAACCGTTGAGCAAGTTGAAGATAATTCATTATTCATCACCTAATACTGTAATTGAGAATCGAGTTGCAAAGTATTCAGTCAATGAACCGTCTTGGTTTTGTTTAAAGCGAGTTTCACCTGATTTAGCCAATAGCTGATATGCCGGCTCAGGGATTGATACTTCTTCACCACGCTTAATTAACGCATCCCAATCGCCAATGCTGACATAAACATCGCCGGTTTCGGTTTCGCTTGGCGCAATAATGATTCGTACACGCTTATGTGCTAACAATGGGATATCGCCTTGTGTTTCTTGTGGCGCTTGCGGTTGTAACTGCACTTCTGCATCAGGGCGTAAAATGCCATTTGCTGATTCAAAATCAAGAATTGCTTGAACTAACTCTTCTTTTTTGCCGTCTTTTTCAACGCCGCAATAATCACGCAAATGAGCAACTAATTCTTCTTTTGTTGCTTTTTTTAAATCAATAAATGGATAAGCCATTGTGTCCTCACTAAAAAAATAAAGCCCCCACAAGGAGGGCTTTTTATTTACGAATTAAAACTAAAGTAATGATGCGGCCACTTCTACACGAACTAACCAAGCATCGTTTAGGATTTTACCCGCCCACCAAGTTTTCCAACCAACTGAGCCGGTTTGACCTAATTCATCACCTTTCTCAGCTTTACCAGGATTGCGCACTAAAATTTGTGCAGCATCTTTACCTTTTAATGGGCAAGTTGCATAAGCATCTTGACCGAATACGGCGATTTTATACACGTCCGCTTTAGCGCCGGCAGTAGATAGCACTTTGGTTGCTGTTGGCGTACCGCCTTTGTTGATTTCAGGTGTGAATAAAGGCGATGTAATAAAGCGCACGTTTTCGATTGTGCCAAACTCTTGCGGAACAATAGGCTGACGAGAGCCATATTCTGCAACTGGAGTGAATCCAGGTAAGCTGCGAATATCAGCCTCTAAGTCAGTATGGCATACCGCAATGTATGCAGCCTCAATTGGTTTAGTACCGTATTTGATTGAGCCATCAAGGATAGATGTTTTTTTCTTCGCACGATTGCGTTGTAATTTACGCACGGCCGCACGAATATGCTCTAATTTAACCGCAGTATTTACATCGTTGGAAGAAGTGCCGTTGGCGAAAATAACGTTTGTACCGCCACTAATTGCGCCCCAAGCTAAAAGCTCAGTTGTTTCAGCCGCTTGCTCACCTGAAAGCATTGTGGTGTCGCTTAACACTTGATCTTCATGGGTATCTTGAATCACATCAGTGATTTCAACCCAAGAGCCGTATTGTTTTAATTGCACTTCCACATCTTCATACGCCATTTTTTGAGATTCTGGACGAACGCCCTCAGTTAATGGAGTTGTTGCCGGTGCAAATGGTTTTGGACGGCGGAATTTAATGGTTTGAGATTTGTTTTGTGGAACTGGTTTAGTTTGACCGAGTTTATTCAAAACAAGGATTGGTTCTGCGTGAGCTAACATTTTAGCTTCAGCGTAAACTTTTGTGCGTGGAGAAATGTCACCGTCTGTATATTTAGTTGTAGCCATGATAATTTTTCCTCAAATGAACTAACTTATTTATCGCTGTTTAGCAAATTCAGCAGCGAATTGATTGAATAACGATTCCTCATCAACTTCATTACCGCCTTTTGGACTTGTGCGACCAGTAGGAAGTGACAATGCTGAAAGTTGTTGAGAACGTTTATTCCGTTGCTCTGAGATTGATGCGGCAGTCTTTTTGTATTCATTGAGTAAGTAGATGGCATCTTGTGGATCGTCTGATTTAAACAATGCCTTGATGCCTTTTGGTTGATTATCTACCCATCTATGGAACATCGGATCGCCTAAAATGTCGTTTGCATCAGGAACGACTTGAGTAACTAAAGAGATTGAGCTATCAAGTTGTTGCTGCGCAAAATCTTGCATATTTGCATCGACCATCTGAGCAATCGGTGCTGAAATATCATTAAGGCGCTGATTCTGTCCGGCAATAAAGCGGGATAAAAACTCAGCAACTTCTGGATAGTCTGATCGCAAACTTTCCAATTCACCATCAAAGGTAGATTGGTTTTGCTTAAACTGCTCCAGTGCGGCTTGTGCCTGTTGATATTTCTTAGAGAGAGCGCCAACACGGCCACGTTGAGATTTAGCCATGTGTTCGTATCTCTCTTTTTCTGCTTTCATCAAACGGAAATTGTCTTTCACTTCATCAGTGGCATTTGCTAACCATTCAGGCAATACTTCCTCTTTTTCATCCGGCTGTTGCGGGATATTTTCTTGAGTAGTATCTTCCATGCGTTGATCGGGCGCTGGCTGTTTGGTTTCATCTGCGACTGACGGTTCAACTTCAGCAGTTAGTCCACCTGATTCAAGTTGATTAGCGGCCTCATCGAAAGCGGCATCAGCATTAAATTCTGTGGTGTCTTGATTTTCCATTTATTACCTCATTAAGCGGCATATAGCGGCTTGTGATAATTCGTTGATAACAAAAAAGCCCACTCATTGAGCGGGCTTGTATTTAACCGTTTAGATCTGATACTAAACTTCTTAATTCTTTAATCTGACCTCTTAGAATATTGTATTGCTGAGGCGTTAAACCCTCAGTGCATAAATCCTGACAATACTCATCGATCCGTTTATTTAGGTAGGAGACTAGATAATTTCTATCTGTTGAGCTTGATAAAATTAATTTCTGCATAAAATCCCCAATAAAAAACCGAATTGCATTTCTACAATTCGGCTATTTTGTTGAATTTTACTGCAAATATTTTTAAATGTCAATGGATTAGTGTGTATTTAATCCCTCCATTTGTCGATATTTACGCAATAATCGTGCTTGTACGCCGCTCATTTCTTTATTGTATCGTTTAATACCACTTTCATAAGCGACCGCACTGATTTTACCTGAACGCAATGCACGAGTAAGATTAGCTTTTTCACTTCTTGCTTTTTTGATGATGCTCTCTTCTTCCTCATGGAATTTGATAAGTTTCATCTTATCAGCATCTAACCAATCGCCTAATTCATTGCGCTCTTTGCGAGATTTGTATTCGTTATAAACGCTTTTTGCCTCTTCGCTCGCCTCATAGTATCGGCTCTGAATCGCAAATTCGTTTGTTGTACCAATAAATTGATTTAGGAATGGCGTGCGAGTTTTACGGCCTAAATCTTCACGGTTCGGATTTTCAACGAATACAGTATTTAGCTCTTTAAGACTACCAAGCATTGAGCTGTACCCATCAAACAAGTTTTTAATTTGCTCAG